AGAAAAATTCGTCAAAGTAGAAATTGCCGTGATAGCCCTGGGCTGTTCTCGCATTGGTGCCCAGGAAATACAGGTGCGCGCCGTTTGGCAGCACAATTGGGTCGCCAGACAATTCCACGCCTGCCGCTTCCTTGGCAAACTGCACGATGTACTGCTTGAATACGTGCGCCTGCGCCTTCGATGCCGACAGAAAAATCTGATTGCGGCCAGTCGCCAGCGCATCGGCCAGCGCTTCGCGGGCGAAGTACCAGGTCGCCCCGATCTGGCGCGATTTCAGAATGACCCGCGTGCGCTCATGGCCGTTGCGATACCAGACCTTTTGGTAGTCGAACAGGGAATCGCGGAAAGCGTCGAGCAGCTGGCTTTGCTGTTCTTCGCTGAAATCGTTGCGGGTCGGCTTTTTCTTCGGGCCAGCATTTCTCTTGTCCAGGTTCGGATTGAGATCCGCCTCGTTTCCGCCGCCGTCATAGCGGCGCTTGCGCGACATCTGCACCAGGGAGCGCGTCAATAAATCGATTTCCTTGAAATCACTGCCGGTCTTGACCTCTTTACTTACCAGCTGGACCATGCGCGCTTCGATCTGCCCTTCCACGCGATCTATCGCCGTCGACAAATGCCACTTGTCGCGCTCCTTCCAGCTGGCGACCGTGCTGCGCTTGATCTTTAGATGTTTGGCAATCGAGGAAATGCGCCAGCCTTGCCAGTACAGGCTGCGGGCGGCGTCGCGCATGGCGGCCGGATCATCGACAACGGCGGTGAACTTTGCGGGTATGCCTGGCGCGCGCGTGGCGCTGCGTTTGGCTGATTTGGATTGGACGGGCTTGATTAACATGCCGCCAGCGTAGAGGGCAACGCTGGTAAAAGCCCTTGTCAGGAAGTCGGTAAGACAGTTATCAACCCGCTGCCGATTGTTGAGCGGCGCAACAAACCGGACCATGGCGGTATTCGAACTCTTTCACTTTCGCCACCATGTCCACACCGACCGCCAAGCCCGCAGCAAGTAAGCAATCCAAATTCTTCCGCGTCGCCGTCGAAGGCGCCACCACCGATGGCCGCGTGATAGATCGCAGTTTTATCGAGCAAATGGCCACTACCTTCAATCGACAGCTCTACGGCGCCCGCGTCTGGCTGGAACACCTGCGCAGCACTTTGCCGGACGGCCCGTTTAAAGCCTATGGCGATGTACTGGCGGTGAAGGCCGAAGAGGTGGTACTCAATGGCGCCAAGAAGCTGGCGCTGTTCGCGCAGATCTCCCCTACCCCTGAACTGGTCGCCATGAACCAGGCGCGCCAGAAGATCTATACCAGCATCGAGATCAATCCGAAGTTTGCCGACACCGGCGAGGCTTACCTGGTCGGCCTAGCCGTCACCGACAGTCCCGCCAGCCTAGGCACGGAAATGCTGTCCTTCGCCGCGCAGCACCCCGACAGCAATCCGCTTGCCAGCCGCAAGCAAGACCCCGACAACCTGTTTACGGCAGCGGTGGAAACCGCGCTGGAATTCGAGGACATCCCCCCACCTGAACCCGAAGGAATCAAATTGTCCGACACCATCAAAAATATGTTGAAACGCTTTTCCACAAAGACCGCCGGCGACGATGCGCGTTTCGGTGAACTGGTCGACGCCGTCGAGACCCTGGCAACGCATGCGAATCTGAGCGCGGACGAATTTGCCGAAGAAAAGAAGCGCGTCGACACCCTGGAAGCCGCGTTGCAAAAGACGAACGATGAATTCGCGGCATTCCGCCAACAGGTCGAAACCACCGACGCGAACCCGACGCACCGCCCGGCTGCGACTGGTGGCGCCGGCGACCTGGAAACCGAATTCTAAGCGCGCCGCCGTCCCTCACGATCACAGACCCCATATAGCCAGGAGTAACCCCGCATGAAAAAACATACCCGCTTAGCCTTCGATAAATACGCCCAGCGCCTGGCGCAACTGAACGACACCGCCAGCGTCGCCCAAACCTTCGGCGTCGACCCGAGCATCCAGCAGAAGCTGGAAACCAAGATCCAGGAATCGAGCGAGTTCCTGGGCAAGATCAACGTCATTGGCGTCACCGAGCAGGAAGGCGACAAGCTGGGCCTGGGCATCTCCGGCCCGATTGCCGGTCGCACCAATACCGACAAGGGCGACCGCAAGACCCGCGATTTGGCGTCCCTGGACGACCAGCGCTACCGCTGCGAAAAAACCAACTTCGACACCCACATCAAATATCAGACTCTGGACGCCTGGGCCAAATTCCCCGATTTCCAGCAGCGTATCGCCAATGTGATCCTGCAACGCCAGGCGCTGGACCGCATGGTGATCGGCTTTCATGGCACGAGCGTTGCCGCCGATACCGACATCATCAAGTACCCCATGCTGGAAGACGTCAATATCGGTTGGCTGGAACACTACCGCCGGCAGGCGCCGCAGCGCGTGCTGCATGAAGGTAAGACGGCCGGCAAGGTGGTCATCGGCGCCGGCGGCGACTATGCCAACCTGGACGCGACCGTGTTCGACGCCCTCAACCTGCTCGATCCCTGGTATCAAAAAGATGCCGGCTTGGTCGCCATCGTTGGCCGGGCACTGTTGCACGACAAATATTTTCCATTGGTGAACACCAAGCAGGCGCCGACCGAGACGCTGGCCGCAGACATCGTCATCAGCCAGAAACGCATCGGCGGCTTGCAGGCGGTAACTGTCCCGTATTTCCCCGACAACACCATCCTGATCACCCGTTTCGACAACTTGTCGATCTATTGGCAGGAATCGGCGCGCCGGCGCCGGGTAGTCGATGAAGCCAAGCGCGACCGTATCGAAAACTACGAATCGTCCAATGATGCGTATGTAATCGAAGACTACGGCCTGGGCGCCATGATTGAAAACATCGAACTGGTGGCCTGACATGGCGGAACTCTCTCCCGCCCAGCGCCACAAGGCCCGCGTCCTGGCCGAACGCGCTGCCGCCGACTCCCAGCCGGGCGGTATGACCGGCGGCACCGCCTACGAAATGATGCTTTATAAACTGGCGAACGACTGCCACAGCCTGGGCAGCATCCAGTCGGTGGCGCGCAAGATCGAAGTCAAGGCCAAGCTGCTGCCGGAGTACCAGGACTGGATTGACGCGGTGCTGTCCGCCGGCAAGGGCGGCCAGGACGATGTCTTTACGACGCTCCTGGTCTGGCATATCGACACTGGCGACTATGCGCGGGCGGTCGAGATGGCGCGCTATGCGATCCAGCACAAGCTGGCCCTGCCGGATCAGTACAGCCGCGACATTCCGACCATGTTGCTAGACGAATTCTCTACAGCGTATGCCAGCGGCAAGTTGGCCGAGGATCCGACGCTGGCTATCGACATCCTGGCCCAGGTTCAGCAGTTGACGGAACACTGCGACGCGCCGGACCAGGCGCGGGCCAAGCTGTTTAAGGCCGCCGCCTACGCCATGATCGCCGTCCTCGACCAGGCCGGCAACGAGCTGTTGACAGCTTCCCAGCTGCCGCAGGCGGAAGCGGCCCATCAGCTGATGGAGCGCGCTGTCGCGTTGTTCCCTGGCGTGGGCGTGAAACAGGTCATGGACCGGCTGCGCACGCGCATAGTAAAAGCCGTACCTGGCTAAACGAGCACCCCTGGCGCACGGCGGCGCGGGTCGATGAACAAATCATTGCGATGTCGTTCTGACGCCCGCCCACCGCCGATTTTTAAGAAATGACTTATGAGCTTTCTAGCCGTCGAACCGTCGACACCCATTCATCCGCCCTCGCCCAATGCCGCCATTGTCGAAAACGATGGTTTCTACGTGGACATCCAGCTATCCCAGATGCGCGACGCGGAACGCCTGGACGGCACCGTGACCGATGTACGGCTGCGGCAAGCGGTCGTGGCCGCCGTCCTGCACGTCAACAACGAGCTGCGCGACTGGAAGCTGGAGCAAGTCGCCGCCGGTTATGCCTCGCTGGCAGCCGTGCCGGCGGATCGGATCGACCGGGAAAGCATTCTCATTGCCCACTACCGGCGCGCCGTCTATTGCTGGGCCAAGGCGGATCTGACCGAGAGATATCGCGATTTCGACAGCACCGCGTCATCGCTGAACGACAAGAAGACCATGGAAGCGCTGGACATGGCGCCAAGCGATCAGCGCCGTAACGCCCATTGGGCCATAGCTGACATCATTGGCCGGCCTCGTGTCACGGTGGAGCTGATCTGATGCAAGTACGCGCTCAACAGCATGACACGCTGGATCTGCTGTGCTGGCGTCACCTGGGCGCCACCGCCAATGTGGTCGAGGCGGCCCTGGAACTCAATCCCGGCCTGGCCGACTACGGGCCGGTCCTGCCGCACGGCCTCCTGGTCACCCTACCCGAGCCTACCGCAACCCCTACTAAAACCGCCCAGGTCATCAACCTGTGGGACTAACCGGAGCATCCCCTATGGCAGAACCCAGCACCACCACCCTCGTCGTCACCACCGCCGCCGGCATTGGTCTGTCGTCGCTGTTTCCCGGCATCGACGGCAATGCGCTGATCGGCGCCTTTGCCGGCGCCACCCTGGTGGCGATCTCCAGCAAGAATTTACCTGTTCTGCAACGCCTGGCGTATATGGCGATCTCGCTGGCTATCGGCTACCTGGCCGCGCCCGAGGTCATCAATAACACACCGTTGAAACAATCGGGCGTGGCCGCTTTCTTCGCGTCGGCGGCGGCCATCGCCTTGACCCTGCACGGCATCGACCTGATCAAGACCATCGAGCTGCCGGCCTGGATCCGCAAGGGAGGTGATCATGACTAACACCCTGACCATGCTGGCGCTGTTTTCCTACGCCAGCTCCTGCCTGCGGCTGCTGTGCTATCGGCGCGGCCTGGCAAATCACCGTTTGCATATTTCCCTGGTGGCTTGGCTGCTGATTGTGGCGACTGGCACCAGCGCCCTGGAAATTTTGCTTGACCATGGCCGCGCCTCCTTTGGCGAGGCCGGCATCGCCTTGACCCTGTGTTACCTGGTACATCGCGCCCAGGGTAACGTCGCCAATATCATCAGGAACATGCAATGACTGTATCGACGCCACTTACCGAGCATTTCACTTTGGAAGAATTCACCCGCAGCGACAAGGCGAAACTGCTGGGCATCGTCAACACGCCGGCGCCGGCCATCATTACCAACTTGCGGCGCCTGGCGAAATTTAACGAACTGGTCCGTCTGGAGCTGGGCGGCGCGGCGATGGTGATTTCCAGCGGCTACCGCTGCCCTGCGCTGAACCGGGCAGTCGGCGGCGCGGCCAATAGCGCGCACCTGGATGGCCTGGCGTGCGACTTCAAGGCGCCGGCATTCGGCACGCCACTGGCGATCTGCCAGGCACTCGAAAAGTCTTACTTGCAATTCGACCAGCTGATTTTTGAGCGGGTCGGCGGCGCTGTGTGGGTCCACCTCGGTATTGCCGCAGAGGGCAAGACACCGCGCCGCCAGGTCTTGACTATCGACAGCCGCGGCACTCGGATCGGCCTATGGAACTGATCGTCAAAAGTGTCATTGCGGCCTTGCTCGTCGCCGTGCTGGGCCTGGTGATCACTGTGCAGCGCAGCAGCCTGATCGCCGCCCAGGAGCGCGTCGAGCGTGCCGAACAGGCCACCCGTGACCGCGACGACACCATCAAGACGCTGACGGACACGGCGGCTAGGAACAGACTAGCCACCGCCAAGCTGCAGGGCGACCGCGACCGCATCGCCGCCACACTCAACGAACGAGAAAACCTGATTGAAAGTCTCCAACATGACAACCCAATTATCCGCAGCTGGGCTGAGTCTCCTTTGCCTGACGCTATTGCCAGGTTGCGGGACCGTCCCGCCGCCACCGGCGCCGACAATCTCCGTCAACGCCTGCCCGGTAGTGACGCGCTGCCAGCTGCCGGCGGCAGCGCCCAGGACTAACGGCGCGTTGAACCTCACCCTGGAACGCACAGAGGCCGCCTGGAAAACCTGCGCCGCCGAAGTCGACATGATTTACTTTTGCCAGCAGGCCGCCGATGTACAAGCCAAAAAGCCTTAGAGCGCATCTCAAGGTCGCCATTTCCGACTTGGCGCAGAACCCCGACAAGCTGCTGGTGTTCGCCGATGAAGGCAATACGGTGGCCACCGGCACCGGCTCCCTGTCGTTTGAGTATCGGTATAAATTGAATATCATCATTACCGACTATAGCGGCGATGCCGACGCCATCATGGTGGCGCTACTGGCCTGGGTAGAAGTCCACCAGCGCGATTTATTGGACAACGCGGATCTGCGAAAAACCGGCATTGGCTTTGATGTCGATTTCAACAATCACCAAACGATCGATCTGTCGATCAAGCTGGCGCTGACCGAGCGCGTAGTCGTCAAGCGAGGTAACGGTGGCCGGCTGGACGTGCGGCACCCTGCGGAGCCGCAGCTCACCCCAATCTATGCGGATCAATTCTGGCAAGCCTATGCGGGGGATTCGTTGATCGCTGAATGGCACACGCCGGCAGATCCGCAATGAGTGACGATCTGCGTGCCATCGAACAATGGGCCGGGGCAATGCTGGCCCAGCTCCAGCCTAGCCAGCGCCGTGTCATCACGCACAAGATTGCCCAAGACTTGCGTCGTAGCCAGGCGCAACGTATCGCGAGCCAGAAGACGCCGGACGGTGCGCCCTACACGGCACGCAAGCAGCGCAAAAACCTGCGTGGGAAGACCGGGAGAATCAAACGGCAGAAAGTCGCAATGTTCGAAAAAATCCGTCTGCAAAAGAATCTCAAAACCGAACAGGACGAAAATCAACTTTCGGTTGGATTCTTTGGACGCGTGGCACGCATTGCCCGCGTACACCAGGAAGGATTGGCAGACAAGGTCGACAAAAAAAGAGGGCCGGAGTATCGCTATCCGGCCCGGCCTTTACTCGGGTTCAATGCTGTCGATCAAGCACAAATTCGAGATTCACTATTGCGTCACTTGACTTGATTCGTCTCATACTGCGCCTGCAGCAATTTCCATTTGGGCAGAAAATCGACCACGATACGCTCAAATTCAGGCTTCTTAAATACTTCAGAAATTGGCATAAGCGTATGTAGTAAAGTACTAGTCGCCATAGACAAGGTATGCGGCAAATCTTCTTGCACTGGTTCAAATCTGAGATCGCAAATTTCGCCAGCCTCATCCTGATAAATATGCCGCGTCAATGCCCCAATCGTAGGATGCGCAGCATCGCCAGAAATACCACGAAAAACCGTATCATATAGGCCAATCAGTCCGACATCAGTAGCAACATTTTTTAGGATGTAGCTGTTCGGCTGTCCGTTTGGGAAAAGCTCGTCAACGCTGTCCATCACTCGTTGCAATGACGCCAGCGTAAAAGGTGAAAGTTCCGTAGCCGCATCTGGATTGGTACTAAGTGCCTTGGCTAATTGCGATGAATGCTTTTGATGAGACTCGACTAATTTCAGAACAAAACTAGCATCTTTCCCCACCGCAGCCAGAACAATTGCTGTTTCCGCACAATTTCTGACCAATGTACGCGCCTCCGAAATCATACCTCGTTCGGCCAATAAAACTGCGCCTTGAAACGACTGGACTGCTCGGCTAAAGAGTAAAGCAGCAGTCAACTGCTGTTTGTTGTCTTTCAGCGGATGTAAGTTAGTGAGAGCTTGAAATACAGTTTTGTTTAAATTCGCAACCAGTTCAAACCATTCCCTGAAATCAATATGACTTTGATTGATGAAAATATGTAAATCGCCAGATAGAAATCCATCTGTTTGAAATGTCATTTTCTTCCCCCTGTTTTACCCTCGTCGAGCTATTAATAATACTCGTCAATCCGACTTAGAAAAGCTGTGTCACCACATCTGCATCCCAATTGGTAATAACCAGTTCTTTGCTAGTCCCCGGCTGGCCATGTGTACTGCCGATGCTGTATTTGATATCCAGTCCCATCATCGTAAAACCGTCGAACACGCGGCGGATATCCGGGTGATCGTTGATGCTGACCATCACCTGGCCCTTGCAGGTCCGCATGAATTCGGCCATTTGTTCGTATTGCTCAATCCCGAAGTCCACGCCGTAACCCTCCGTTTGCCAATATGGCGGATCGGCATACTGAAATGTATGAGGCCGGTCGTAGCGTTGCATGCATTCCAGCCAAGGTAAATTTTCAACATAGGTGCCGGCCAGGCGCTGGCGGGCCGCCTTCAGGTTGTCTTCTATCCTGGTGAGATCGATGGCCGGCCCGGTGGTGGCCGTACCGAAATGTTGTCCGGTCACCTTGCCGCTGAAAGCGTGCTGCTGCAAATAATAGAACCGGGCGGCGCGCTGAATATCGGTCAAGGTTTCCAGGCGCGCATCCTGGTGCGACTTGAATAGCTGCCGGCTATTGGTCCACCATTCGAACTGCCGTACAAATTCGGCCATATGGTGCTGTACAACGCGGTACAGATTGACCAGTTCGCCATTGATGTCGTTGATGACCTCGGTGCGCGCCGGCACTGGCCGCAGGAAATACAGCGCGGCGCCACCGCAGAACACCTCGACGTAACATTCGTGCGGCGGGAATATGGGAATGAGTTTATCGGCCAGGCGGCGTTTGCCACCCATCCAGGGAATGATCGGACTTGCTTGCACGTGCTGCTCCAGTGTCAGATGCTCGACGGCATGCTGGTGCGGGGCGCGTGGCTCTCAGGTGGTTCAATGTGCCGCAACGCGGGCACTTGATGGACAAAGTGACGTATTCACCTTCCCCTAGTTTTCGGGAACAATTCCCACATCGGATGTCCTGCATTTGGGTATACCTGCGTAAATATGCTAGCCTTCGGCCCACCTGTACAGGTGGCGCGGCCTTGGCCTTGCTTGCAGCCGTATTCTGCTGGCACGGTGACGTGATAGGTGTTGACGCACCCGGCACGTCGCCGCGTTCTTTTTCCAGGCCAGCACTGTAGTACGCCACCTCACAACAAAACATCTCTTGGCAGTCAGTAACGCGGATATCAACCCGCTACCAGGTGCGCCAATTGCGGCAACCCGGCAACATGCAACGCATGACTGCTGACACCTCCGAACTGCTGCGCTTACTCCTGAATCTGATCCGGTTCGGCACCATTGCCGACATCGATCACGACATCCAGCGCGTGCGTGTTCAGGTCGGCAAGAACATGACCACCTGGCGCCCCTGGGTCACGTTACGGGCCGGCGACGCGCAAACCTGGTTTCCGCCCTCTCTGGGCGAACAGGTCATCGTGTTGTCGCCTGAAGGTGATTTCACCCAGGCCGCGATCCTTCCGGCGATCTATTCCGATAAATTCATCTCGCCATCGACCAACCCGGCGCACCACACCACACGCTACGCCGATGGCGCCGTGGTCCAATACGACCGCGACAGCCACACCTTGAACGCCACGCTGCCGGACGGCACCAGCGTCATCGTCGCTCCTGGCAAAGTCACCTCTAACGCGGAAGATACCGAATGCACCGGCAACCTGCTGGTGCAAAAGAACCTGGTCGTCAATCAGAATTTAACGGTCAACGGCATGTCGGCCCTGAATGGCGGCATGAACGTCCAGGCCGGCAAGGATGGCGGTCCGGCGGCGATGATCCAGGGCATCATGCGCGCCACCGTCGACGTGATCGCCGCCGGCATCAGCCTGGTGAAGCACCCGCACGGTGGTATTAAAAAGGGCGACGAAGATTCCGGGGCGCCGAAATGATGAACGCCCGCACTGGCCGCGCCTTATCAACCCTGGCCCATATTCGCCAGTCCCTGGCCGACATCCTCACTACGCCTATCGGCAGCCGCGTCATGCGCCGAAATTACGGTTCGGAAGTGCCGGAGCTGATCGACCAGCCGTTACACGGCGCGACCGTCCTGCGCATCTATGCTGCGACCGCCCACGCCGTCCTATTGTGGGAACCGCGTATTTCCCTCACCGGCCTGCAACTGGAACGCGGCCAGGACGGATCCGCCACGCTGATCCTGGACGGCGTCACCAGCGAGCAAGCAGTCCAGCTGGCGGTGCCGGTCGGCAGCACGGCAGGGGTAGCAGCATGAGCGGCATTGATTTATCGCGCCTACCGGCACCCAATGTCATCGAGCCGCTGGATTTCGAGACGATCCTGGCCGAGCAGTTGGCCGACCTGGAGGAACGCGATACCGAATTCGTCGGCTTGCAGGAATCCGATCCGGCCATGAAGGTGCTGCAGGTCACCGCCTACCGCGAGTTAAAAGTGCGGCAACGCATCAATGAAGCGGCACGCGCCGTGATGCTGGCCTATGCCCTGGATGCCGACCTGGATCACCTGGGCGCACTGATGGACGTGCCGCGCCTGCAAATCTGGCCGGCGGATCCCGACAAAGGGACCGCCGCCGTCATGGAAGAGAACGAGGATTACCGCCGGCGCATCCAGTTGGCGCCGCAGGGCTTGTCCGTCGCCGGTCCTGAAGGCGCGTACATTTTCCATGCCCTAAGCGCGGACGGTCGCGTGCGCAATGCCACGGCAACCAGCCCCGCGCCCGGTCATGTCGTGGTCACGATCCTGTCGCATGAGGGCGACGGCACCCCCTCCCAGGAGCTGCTGGACATAGTTGCTTCGTACCTGGCGCAAGACGGCATTCGTCCCCTGACCGACTATGTTCTGGTGCGGGCGGCGCAGATCGAGCGCTACCAGGTGAAGGCTACCCTTTTCAGTTTTTCCGGACCGGATTCAACCGTGGTGGTGGCCGAAGCCGAGAAGCGCATGCGGCAATACGCCAAGGATGCGCACCAGCTGGGTCGTGTGCCGACCCATTCCGGCATCGAGGCCGCATTGCATGTGTCAGGTGTGGAACGCGTCGTACTGGCCACCCCGACCAGCGATCCCGATATTTCGAAGCTGCGGGCGTACTACTGCGATGACATCGCCATTACCTATGGCGGCGTGCATGAGTAAGCCGGTGCGCTCCCTGCTGCCGCCGAATACCACGCCCCAAGAGCGGGCGCTGGAAGCGACCTTGTCCCGCATCTCGGACGTAGCCGTGCCGCTACGTGCACTCTACCGGCCAGGTGAGATACCGCTCGATCAGCTGCCTTGGTTGGCCTGGCAACTGTCGGTCGAGAGCTGGAAACCTTACTGGACCGAAGAGGTGCGGCGCGCCCGCGTGCGCAATGCCATGAAGATCCACCGCCAAAAGGGCACCGCCAAGGCGGTCAAGGATGTGGTGGCAGCGTTCGGCGGCGCCATTCTGCTACGTGAGTGGTGGCAAAAGGCCCCCATGGGCGAGCCACACACCTTCGACCTGGTCATGACCCTGACCGGCGCCGGCGGCCAGTCTGCGACGGCTGAATTTGTGGACGATGTGATTGCCGAGGTCAATCGCACAAAACCCGTTCGTAGCCACTTTACGTTTACCCAGGGGATCGAGACGCAAGCGGCCATTGCCGTAGTGACCGTCGTGCGCCCTGTGACTTATGCCCGCTTAAATCTGACTGAAGCCTAACCCTATGCCTGGACTCCAAATCATTATCACCAAGGCCGGACGCGCCGCCCTGGTCAACGCCGAACACAATGGCACGGCGCCGCTCAAAATTGCCGAGATCGGCATTACGGCCGCCGTGTTTTCAGCCAATGAGGACACACTTGCCCTGCCGGGTGAGATCAAGCGTATCAAGACCATTTCCGGCGAGGTTGTGGCCCCCGATACGATGCACGTCACGATCCGCGATGAAAGCAGCGACACCTATACGGTGCGCGGTATTGGCTATTGGCTCGGTAACGGCGTGCTGCTGGGCGTCTATAGTCAGCCGGATCCAATACTGCAAAAGTCCACGCAGTCGATGATGCTGCTGGCGGCCGACACCGTATTTACAACGATTGCCGCCACGTCGCTGACCTTCGGCGATGCCAATTTCACGAACCCGCCGGCCACTACCCTGCGCCAGGGCGTGGTCGAACTGGCGACCGCTGATGAAACGGTCGCCGGCAAGGATGCCACCCGCGCCGTGACGCCGGCAGGATTGGCGCCTGCCTTAGTCAACGCTATCAATAGCCACAAGGCCGAAGCGGATCCGCACCAGGCGTACCTCACTGCCGACCGCGCCAATGCGCTGTACTTCTGCAAGCTCCCCGCTGTGACCAGCAGCGATACCGACTGCGACACTCTGCTGGAAACAGGCGTGCGCGATGTCTCTGTCGCCAATGATCGCGGCGTCATCGGCGCCACCAAGCTGCCTGTGGGCGCCGACGGTTTCGGCACCTTGACCACCGAGAACGGCGGCCAGTTCGTCCACCAGGTCTATACAGAAGCGACCATTGCGCACCGCACCTGGCAGCGCTCCGGTTATCTGGGTGCGAATAAACCGTTTGAGGGGCACGACTGGAAGCTGCTCTGGGATTCCGCGACCTTTGATCCTGGCGCGAAGCAGGACAAGCTCGCCTACATCCCGGTCCAGCAAGGCACCGGCATCGGACAAACACCCAATACCGTCAAGATCGGCTGGAGCAACGGCAGCGGCGTGAAGGTGACGGTGGATGCTACCGACATAGGGTCGGTCGCTTTTGCTTCACATCGCACTAGATTGAATTGGAATGGCATCGGCGGCCAACCTCCATGGATTTATGGCGGAACGACACCGGATGACGTCAATGTCTACAACCCGTCTAATTTCAACGTCAACTATGCCAATAGCGCCGGCAACGCCAATACCTGGAACGGTTTTCCATTACGATTTGCGGAGAACCCTGCCGGCAATTTGCCGTATTACCTACTAGGCGTCGAAGCTGGCCGTAGCGATATCTCCATCTACAACCGCACGGCCCTGTCGGTTGGTTCCGCCATGACCGCCGTCTACGCCGGGCAGTTGACCGGTCCGGGGCTGCAAAACCAAAGCATCGGCGGCTACTTGTTGAACAAGAATTACACCAACCCCGAAGCCGCTGGCTCGTGGCAATTGCGCGGCTTCGCCTATGACTTCGCGTCGGGCGGCGATGGCGGTATCGGTACACGAACAGCTTTATGGCAAAGGGTAGCGTAATGACAAAGACTAATAGTAATGAATCAAGCGACCAGGAGCTGCGGCCACTTATCGATCCGGCGCCGATTCCGCCGGCGCCGCTGGTGTTTCCGCAATTATTGCGCAAGGCAACGCCGGCGGAAGAAGAGATCAAGCCGGTTGATCCATACGCCTATACCGACATCCGGGACATCGTGCGCGTGCCGGCTGGCTTTACGTGTTCAGTTAAATTTGTGCACCGCGACGATTATCTAGCGTTCATGGCCTGTCTGGACGACGTGGAAGCGCATGGCCGTGCCATCCACGCGGACTGCGCTGCCCGGACGGAAGTGCCGAATTATTTCCCGACCGACGCCGAGCTGGTGGAAGCCGCGCAGGAACGCATGGCCCGTGAACTGCGCCGCGCCAACAGCGCCGTCACCAAGTACCAGGACCGCGTCGACGTGGACGACGCCAGCGAGGCCGATATCGGCTTGCTGTTGGCTTGGAAAAAATACCGCGTTGCCTTGAACCGCATCCCTGACCAGGCCGGCTATCCGCACGCCATCACCTGGCCGGTCGCACCCGATATCCCAGCTATCTAATTTTTAACCCATTTACCGACAGGAGCTTATTTTGCCTACCGATTATCACCATGGCGTGCGCGTCATTGAAAAGAACGAGGGCACCCGCCCGATCCGTACTGTCAGCACCGCCGTCATCGGCCTGATCGCTACCGCCGAGGATGCCGACCCGGCCGTGTTCCCGCTCGACACGCCGGTCCTGCTGACCAATGTGGTCGCCGCCCAAGGTAAGGCTGGCGTCAAGGGCACGCTGCGCCGCTGCCTGGAAGCCATCGCCTTGCAGACCAAGCCCATGACCATCGTGGTGCGAGTAGCCGAAGGCAAGGACGAAGCTGAGACGACCTCCAACGTGATCGGCACCACGACCGCCGCCGGCAAATATACCGGGATTAAGGCGCTGCTGGCAGCGCAGGCCCGGCTCGGGATCAAGCCGCGGATCCTGGGCGCGCCTGGTCTGGACACCAAGCCGGTCGCCAATGCCCTGGCAAGCCTTGGGCAGCAGTTGCGGGCCTTTGCTTATGTGTCAGCGCACGGCTGCATGACCAAGGAAGAAGCGACCGCCTACCGCAAGGATTTCGGCCAGCGCGAACTGATGGTGATCTGGCCGGATTTCGTGAATTGGGACACGGCCACTAATGCCGACGCCAGCATGTCGGCAGTGGCCTATGCCCTGGGTCTGCGCGCCAAGATCGACGAAGAGATCGGCTGGCATAAAACGATTTCCAATATGGTGGTCAACGGCCCGACCGGCATCTCCTCTGACGTGTTCTGGGATCTTCAGGATCCGGCCACCGATGCCGGTTACCTGAACAGCAAGGAAGTCACCACCCTGATCAACAGCAACGGTTTTAGGTTCTGGGGTTCGCGCACCTGCGAAGCCGGCGGCTACTTTTACTTTGAAAACTACACCCGCACCGCCCAGGTGGTGGCCGACACCATCGCCGAAGCACATATGGCCTATGTCGACGTGCCGATGCATCCGGCCTTAGTGAAAGATCTGATCGAGAGCATCAATGCCAAATTCCGCGACCTGATCCGGGGCGGCTATCTGCTGGGCGGCAGTGCCTGGTTCGATCCTGAGTACAACAGCAAGGAAAATCTCAAGGACGGCAAGCTGGCAATCGATTACGACTACACGCCAGTGCCCCCTCTGGAAAACCTACTCTTCCAGCAGCGCATCACAGACCGCTACCTGGCCGAGTTCGCCGCCGCCGTCAACGCCTAACCCGTTATTTACATAGAAAGCACAGCACACCATGGGCATGCCTAAGAAACTCAAAGATTTTATTCTATTCGATAGCGGCAATTCCTATCGCGGCCAGGTGACGGAAATCACCTTGCCGAAACTCTCCCGCAAGATGGAAGAGTACCGCGCCGGCGGCATGACCGGCCCGGTATCGGTCGATCTGGGCAATGAGGCCATCACCCTGGAATGGACTGCCGGCGGCCTGCTCCTGGAAGCCCTGCTGCAGTACGGCGCCCGCAGCCATAACGCCACGCAATTGCGCTTCGCCGGCGCGTACGAGAATGACGACGACGGCACCGTGTCGGCCGTCGAGGTGGTGGTGCGCGGTCGGCACAAGGAAATCGACATGGGCAACGCCAAGTCCGCCGAGGACACCAGCCAGAAATACACCACCGCGTGCAGCTATTACAAGCTGACCATCGATAACCGGCCCATCTTTGAATTCGATTTCATCAACGCCATCGAGAAGATCGGCGGCGAAGACCGCAACGCGTCTATTCGTAGCGCTATCGGCCTGTAAGGCAGGTCAAGAACAACACCAACCCCTTTTTTTATTTCACTTGCAACACCTTACTGAAAGCCCTCATGAAAACCACTTCTCCGACTTCCGCCACCATCGCCGCCGCTGCTGCATCGGCTACTACCTCCAGCCTGTATAAAACCGTCATCCTGGACGAACCGCTGACCCGTGGCGATACCGTCATCACCTCCGTGCAGGTCCGCAAGCCCCTGTCGGGCGAACTGCGCGGGGTCTCCCTGATGGAGCTGGGCAATATGGATGTCGCCTCCCTGCAGCGCGTCCTGCCGCGTATCACGCAGCCGACCCTGGCCCCACACGATGTGGCAAACCTGGATCCGGCGGACCTGATGGCCTTGGGCGCCGAGGTGGCCATTTTTTTGCTGAAGAAAGCAGATCGTCCGGTGGTCTACCCGACCGCGTAGAGGATCCCATGGCCGATATTGCGGTGGTGTTTCACTGGCCGCCGCAGGCCATGGACGAATTGGACATTACGGACTTGATGGCCTGGCGCGAACGCGCCAGGGTGCGCAGCGGCGCGGACGAATAGGATTATTGTAAAAATGAGCGACAAGCAATTGCGATTACAGGTGGTGTTTGCAGCATTGGATAAGCTGACCGGGCCGCTCAAGAAAATCACCGGCGAATCGTCCGCCCTGGGTAAAGCCATCAAGGCCAATAACGACCGCTTGAAGGAGTTGAACGCCCAGCAAAAGGATGTCGGGCGTTTCCGCGAGCTGCATGCCGGCCTGGATGCCAGCTCCAGCAAATTGCGCGAGGTGCAGCAGCATGTCGCCGGCCTGGCGCAGAAGATGCAGCAGACCGCCCAGCCGACGCGCGCGATGACGCGGGAATTCAACGCCGCCGTGAAATCCGCCGGCGCCTTGAAACAAGAAAGTCAGCAACAAAGTATGCAATTGCAAATTCTGCGCGACCGCCTGTCCGGCGCCGGCATCGGCACCAGCCGCCTGGCGCAGCATGAGCGCAGCTTACGGGGAGACATTGCCGCCACCAATACCCAGCTGGCCGAACAGCAGAAGAGATTAACGGCGATTGCCGGTCACCAGCAAAAAGTCGGCGCGGCCCGCCAGCATGCCGACAAGTTGCGCTCCACCGCCGGCAATGTCGCTGCCGCCGGCATCGGCGCCACGGTCGCCGGTGGCGCGGTCGGTGCGCCCCTGGTCAGCGGGTTGAAGGACGCGAAACACTACCAGGTCGAAAAAGCCCGTGTTACTGCCCTGGGCTTGGGTCCCAAGGTCAGCTTTGATGCCGAGAAATACGCCCGCAGCATGAAGACTTACGGCACCAGCCACGCCGAGAACCTGGAGTTAGTCAGGGACAGCATGTCGGTGTTCGGCGATCTGCCGCATGCGCAGATGGTCGCGCCCATGCTGGCGAAGATGAAGTTTGCGAATAAGGCGTTTTATGGCGAGGAAGCCGGCGGCGAGAATGAACGCAAGTTCATGGACATGTTGAAAGTGATCGAGGTACGCGGCGGCACTGCCAGTTCCGAGAAATTCCACGAGCAGGCAAATATGGTGCAGAAAGTCATTTCCGCCACCGGCGGGCGGGTCGGCCCGACTGAGTGGTTGAACCTCATTAAGACCGGCGGGATTGCGGCCAAGGGCATGGACGAAAAGTCCTTTTACTACGAGCTGGAACCGCTGGTGCAAGAGCTGGGTGGCTTCGGTGTCGGTAACGGCCTGATGTCGAGCTATAACAATCTGTACCAGGGCCGCACCAGCAAGCGGGCCGCGATGAACCTGGACAAGCTGGGCCTGATTGGCGACCACACCAAAGTGAAACATGACAAGGTCGGCCAGACCGCCCAGCTGGATCCTGGCGCGCTGCTCGGGTCGGACCTGTTCAAGAAAAGCCAGTTCGAGTGGATGGAAACGATCTTGTTGCCGCAGCTGGCGAAGAACGGTATTACGAAGCCAACCCAGGTCCTGGACACCATCGGCAGCCTGTTCACCAACCGCAAGGCCGGAGATTTGATGGCGAACATGTATTTACAGCGCGCCCAGATCCACAAGAACCGGAAGCTGAACGAAGGCGCTTACGATGTGGACCAGCTCGAACCGCTGGCACGGGAACAGGCTGCCGGCAAGGAGATGGAAACCTTGGCGAAGCTGGCCGATTTGAAGCTGACCATGGGCGAGAAGATCTTGCCGCTGTATTCCCGCGCCATCGAGTCGGTGACGAGCGCCCTGGACGGTCTAAACGGCTTCATGGAACGTAACCCTCTATTGAGCAAGGTCATGATTGTGGGCTTTGGCAGCCTGGCGGCCATCCTGGTGGTGCTGGGTCCGCTGATGCTAGGCCTGGCTGCCTTGATCGGTCCCTATGCGATGCTGCATGTGCTGTTCGCCAAGATGGGCATTGCCGGCGGTGTGCTGACGCCGATCCTGCGCGGTGCTGCTTCCGCCTTCCTATGGCTGGGCCGCGCTCTGCTATTTGTCGGTCGGGCTTTCCTGATGAACCCCATCGGCCTGGTGATTACCGCCATTGCCCTGGCGGCTTACCTGATCTACCAGTACTGGGAACCGATCAAGGGCTTTTTTACCGACCTGTGGAACACTGTCGGCAATGCGTTTAGCCGCGCCTGGGCCAGCATCAAGGCGTTTGCGGGAGGCCTATGGGCCGATGTGCAGCAAGCCTTCGCCGGCGGCATCGGCGGCGTGACGGCCCTAGTGTTGAACTGGTCCCCGCTCGGCTTGTTCTACCAGGTGTTTGCCGGCGTGCTGCGCTGGTTCGGTATCGACCTGCCGGCGAAATTTAGCGATTTCGGGTTGAACATCATGCAGGGCCTGGCGAACGGGATCACTGGCGCCCTGGGGACGGTCCGCACCGCGATTGCCGGCGCCAGTGACAGCGTGGTTGGCTGGTTCAAGGAAAAGCTGGGCATCCATAGCCCAAGTCGGGTATTTGCCGAGCTGGGGGACTTCACGATGCAGGGCCTGGCGCTCGGCTTGCAGCGCAGCCAGGGTGATCCGCTCGACCAAGTCGGCGGCCTCGCCAAGCGTTTGACCCAGCTGGGCGCCGGCATTGCCATCGGTGCAGCGACCATGCCGGCGCTGGCCTTCGATACGCGCCCGCCGATTTCTCCGCGTGCCGCCGGCGCCGGCACGGTGATCCAGGGCGACACTATCACGATCAGCATTACTGCTGCGCCAGGCATGGATGAGCAGGCCATTGCCCGCGCTGTGGCGCAAGCGCTGAATCAGCGCGACCGGGAAAAAGCTGCGCGGATCCGCTCCAGCCTGTCCGACTACGACTATTAAGAGGAAATATTCACGATGATGATGGTCTTGGGCATGTTTGTCTTTAGCCTGCCGACCCTGGCCTACCAGGAGCTGCAGCGCAAAACCGACTGGAAGCACCCGAGCACGTCCCGGGTCGGCGCCAGCAACGCCCGCCAGTTCACCGGCAAGGGCGACGACACCATTACCCTATCCGGCTGGATCGCGCCGGAGCTGACCGGCAGCGTCTATTCGCTGGATGCCTTGCGCCTGATGGGCGATACAGGCAAGTCCTGGATCCTGATTGCCGGTACAGGTCGGATTTATGGTTCGTTCGTCATTACCGGCATGACCGAAGGGCGTACTGTCCTGGGGCAGGATGGCGATGCCGGCAAGATTGATTTTACGATCACCCTGGAGCGCACCGACGAATCGGTGCTGGGCTTATTAAACACCTTGGGCGACCTGGGCAGCATCAAGAACATGCTCAGCCTGGAAGGGATCAGCAATAGCGTGAGCAGCTTTGCCAGTGACGTGCGGAGTACGTTCTGATGGCCTATCCGATTCCGGCGTTTAAGATCACCCTGGACGGTCGGGACTTGACTGCCAAGTTAGCGCCGCGCCTGGTCAACCTGAGTTTGACGGAATGCCGTGGCGATAACGCCGACGAGCTGCGCCTGACCTTGTCCGATGCAGACGGCCAGCTGACGCTGCCGACCAAGGGCGCCAGGATCAATGTGCAAATCGGCTGGGCCGACTCCGGCCTGGTCGACAAAGGCGTGTTTACAGTCGATGAGATCGAGCATAGCGGCGCGCCGGATGTGCTGACTTTGCGCGCCAGGACGGCCAGCCTGATCGACACGTTCCGACAGCCAGTAGAACGCAGTTTCCACGATACCACCCTGGGCGCGGTGATCGAGGTGATCGCGTTTCAACAGGAATTGAAAGCAGGTGTTGCCGACGCGTTGCGCAATGTGCCGGTGAAGCACCTGGACCAGACCAGGGAGAGCGATGCGGCATTCCTGCGCCGGCTGGGCAGGAAATACGATGCCGCCGCGACCGTGAAAAACGACACCCTGCTATTCATGCCGGCAGGCCGCAGCAAGACCGCGTCAGGCCGCGACTTGCCTGTGATCCAGATCACGCGCAATCTGGGTGACCGGCACCGCTATCACAGCGCCGAGCGCGACAGCTACAGCGGCGTGCGGGTGTTCTGGCATGATGATCGGCACAGCTTGCGCCGTAGTGTCGTGGCCGGTGTACCAGGCAACAGCAAGCGACTGCGCACGACCTACGCCAGCGAGGCCGATGCCCGCGCTGCGGCCGTCGCAGAGTGGCAGCGCATCCAGCGCGGCGCCGCGACCTTGGAGTTGTCGCTGGCCATTGGCGACCCGGCGCTGATGCCGCAATCGCCCGTGAACGTGACAGGCTTTAAAACTGAGATCGATCACCAGGATTGGCTGGCGGCGAAGGTCACCCACAACATCAGCGACGCTGGATTTACGTCAGAGATCGAATGCGAGACACGCACCGAGGAGGCCGACGTCGAGCGCGAAGACGAGATCGACCCGGATCCAGGTGTGACAGGTGTCATCGCCAAATGGCGAGACAAGGTCAGCAAGAAACAAGGGGAACAGCTTGCAGGATCTCGCAGTAATCCCAAAGCACTAATGCGTATTTATGCAAGCAAACAAACGGCGGCGCGTGCAGCAAAACTTGAGTGGGAAAAAATTCGAGAGCGGCGCGACATCATCAAGGAAAACAGCGATAGTCGATAGCGCCGATCATGCCGGCTTTAATATGTGGCGTGGCGTTACATCGGCGCTGCTGAACGTGAATGAGGGCGGGAGGCTTCGCCCCAATAGGCAGCTGTGTCGTGGTCATCTATAAAGCATTCCTGATAACTGCCATCTTCGATTTTTATTTTAGCTCCAGCAGAATAGGTGCCGGCATCCCAGTGGCAATATCTTTCCATCATCGTCGGTTCGGTCTCCGCTGCAGCATTAGCGCGATCATCGACTAAGGCAAAGCCGCCAACGCTCAACACAACGAGTAGCGCCGCCGTGCCGAGGTGTCGACGCTGTTGTGAAAGGTCGGTTGCTGAGCTGTGTCGCACATATTCTGGGCTGTTGATTGTCGGTCGCCAATAGTAGGACGGCGTTCCGTTTTCTGATACCGACTTTACCTGCTGAGTTTTTGTGCTGGCGCCATTATAAAAATTACCCATGATTACTTGTCCGATTGCGAACGAGATTGTTGTTTCTTTTCTGGTCCACCATTTGCGTCTTGTCCCTCCAGAGATTTCTTCTTTTTTTTATCGTTGGCCTGGAAATTTAAGTCGCCATGAACAGTTTGACTACCTTCAATCACTTGTTTGACCGGGGCGGCGTATTTTATGCCGTAGGTTTCTTGCGGCGCTTTCTTCTTTGGCTTTTCTGGAGGGGCAGTGCCGACAACATCAAGCATACCCAGCATACTCACTTTGCCTCGTAAATCCATCTTACGAAAACCGGTAAGCAATTCTTTTTCTTCAGCGGTGAGAGGTGTATTTGCAGTTTCACCAATAAGCAAAAATAGAACATCAACTCCTGCAAGCCCGATAGCAGCTAAATAGGATGAATCAGGTTTGCGCGATCCATTTTCATAGTTCATCTGTGTGTCGCGTGTAACCCCCCCAAGGGCCGAAAATTTCTCTTGGCTCAATCCAAGTCTCTTACGTTCTTGTCGTAGTCGCTTATAAAATTCTTCCATTTGCCCGCAATTCAATGTTTGACATGCGGTCGTTTGACCGCTATATTTGCATCATTCTTTGATGATGTCTCCAAATGATACCTTATGGCACCAAACACAATACTCCCACGCGATCCCAAAAAAGCCAATGCCAAGCGCTTGCTGGTACGACTAGCTCCCCAAGAGGTGCAAAAGTTCGAGAGATTTGCCGTCAATGACGGGCGCTCAATGTCAGCATTTATGCGCCGCATGTGCATCCTGGGCTTGGAGCAGCACGAACGCGACCAAGCGGCCAAACAGTAACTGCCCGCCTTATCCCTAGCCGACCGGAAGCCCCAATGAGAGTTATCAGCATTCCTTGTCCACATTGCCATCATCGTGTGCGTGCCGCCAAGAGCCGCACCATGTCAGACATGATGAAAGAGATCACCTACATGTGCCAGAACCCGGATTGCGGTCACGTTTTCGTCGCCAGCCTGGAGGTGTTGCGTACCTTGTCTATGTCGGCTATCCCGAACCCTGATGTACGTATCCATGTGTCGCAGCATGTCCGCAACGCCTGCGCCAGCCAATTAGCACTGACCTTGTGAGCTGCCCATGACGACACCTCACAATCTAGCGCCGCCGTAATCCGCCGCTAGTTCGTTTTACTTCCTCCCGTTGTTCCCTGCAATGCCTGTTTTCAGGCATGCGGGATTCGCTCACCCTGAAGAAAGGTAACCATGTCGGCAGAAACAGTTTTTATCAGTATCAAAGACATTCTTATCAAGCCGGTACAAACGATACGGCATCTCAATCCCAATAACGGCACGTTTTCCGTACAGGCAATCGTCGTCCGTTTTGAAGATGGCTCAACCCATAACCTGACGTTTCATCATCAGCCCGGCGGGAACGCGCTTGCCCTTGGCGAACTGATCCCCAATGAACAGGTGACCGCATGAAAAAAATCAAACAAGCCCTTCTTGACCTGTGCGTAATCGCGTTCGGCTGCTTGCTGATGATGGCAGGTCCGTTGCTGCAAGCCACTGGCATCATTGGAGGGTAAGCCATGTCGGGACAATCCCAACAAGCGCACCAGGACATTGCGCAAACACACCTTCACTACGCCTATGTTGTCCTGGGCGGGGATAAAGAAAGCGTCCGCGCAGGCTATTGGAAGCGAGTCACGCCACGCGGCCGCAAGATGATCTTATGGGCAGCCGGCTTGGATGCCAACAAGAGCGAGGGAACCTTGCAATCCTTCGACGCCATGGAGCGCGGTCAGATGCATTGCGCCGCCCGCCGCATCATCAAGGAAATGGAACTCATCTTGCGTTGCGCCCAGGGCGGTGAACTGCCAAGCCGGTTCCCGCCGGCCTGCCACGAATCGGACGGCATTGCAGCATGAGTTACCGTTTCTATTCCTCCGAGGCCATCACCGGCCTGCCTAAGCGCATGGGCCGCGCCCTGCGTGCACTGTTCGAGCGCGACGGCATGGACAAGCACGAACACAAGATCGATGTCATCGACGAAATCTGGTCTGACGATCACCTGCCGCCGCTCGACGCCTCCGATGAAGCGCTGTACCGTGCCGCCGACACTGCCGCCCGCGAGTGCTATCAGTTCTGCGCCGACTTGCAATCCCTGGACGCGATTGTGTCCGCCATTCGCAACCATTGCGACCACCATGGCGTCGCCGCACCGGCAGGCGAAGAAGAAAGCGAAATCATCCGCCGGGCGGTCGATAAAGCGTGGTGGCTGCGCGGAATCCGCAAGGCGCATGCGCGCCGCTGCGAGCATATGGCGATCCGCCTGGGTTTTACGCATTTCAAGGCCGGCGCCTATGTCAGCAACGAAACCGCCTTTCGCCAGCTTCGCCGCAACAAGCAGAATGCCAAACTGCTGGCGTCGATAGAGCTGCAAAATGAAAACGGTCAAACCTACAGCCTGGAAGCGCTGGCCGCCCTAGGTACGGCCAATAAATCCATTCGACGCGATGAGCTGATGACGCGGATCCGGGGCTTCGAAGAAATCGCCTTTGACCTGGGGCATGTCGGTGTCTTTGCCACCATCACCGCGCCGAGTAAATATCATGCCGTCCTGAGCAAGAACGGCGAACCGAACCCGAAATACATGGCGTTCGGCGAACCGACACCACGCGCCGCCCAGGCATACCTATGCGACGTCTGGAAGCGGATCCGCTCCAAGCTGCACCGCGACGGTATCCAGGCGTACGGCTTTCGCATTGCCGAACCACACCACGATGGCTGCCCACATTGGCACATGCTGATGTTCGTGCCGCCTGAGCACCTGAAGCGCTACGAGGCGGTCATCACTGCCTACGCCATGGCTGAAGACGGCGACGAACGCGGCGCCGATAAGAACCGGGTCAAGCTGGTGCGTATGGAAGCTGGCAAAGGTACGGCCGCCGGCTACATCATCAAATATATCGTCAAGAACGTGGATGGCAAGAATCTGGGCGACCATCACATGTTCGAAGACGGTCAAACGCATATTGTGATGGATGACCTGGTCGGCGATGAACTGATCACGCCGAGCCAGCGCGTGTGCTATTGGGCGCAGACCTGGGGTATCCGGCAATTCCAGCAGGTCGGCGGCGCGCCTGTCGGTCCCTGGCGCGAATTACGGCGTGTCAAAAGCGAAACCATCCACAAGGCGCCCGAGGCGGTCAAAGCTGCCTGGCAGGCCGCGCAGAGCATTAAGGCGACGGAAATCAATGTTGTCGACGGCAAGCGTATTAAAACCGTCAAGACGATCAAACAAGCTTCCTACCGCGATTACCTCCTGGCCCAGGGTGGTCCCCTGGTCGGTCGTAAGGGTCTGGTCAAGATCGCTACGCGCACTACGATGATCGAGGGCAAGTACGCGACCTATGAGGCGGATAAGCCATGCGGGATTTATCACGTATGGAATCCGCACGCCGTGTACGAATCGGTCCGTTATCAATGGACGGTCGTCGGCAAGGCCAAGGCTGTGGCTTTTGACTTTCCTTGGACTGGTGTAAATAACTGTACGCAAAAATCCAAAAAGAAAGTTTCCACTTCTGTTTTAACGCCGGAAGAAATAGCAGCCACCGCCGTCCGGCTTGCTGATTTCATCAAAAAAAATCCGCAACCGGCCTATCAGCCGACCGACTGGTCGGCGATAGAGAAAAAATCCAAAGACCTGGAGCTGGAAACCAAGAAATTTGCAGATGCAATGAACCTGCAATGCGAACACACGCGCCGGCAGGAAGTGGCCGCGTATGACAACAACGACATGGCAGCACGCAAGCGCCTTGTCGCCACCTGGGCCGCTCTCGGCGCCTGCCCTTACCCACGAATTTTTATTACTGAAAGCGACTTATGAAAATCTCAATGTATCTGTGTCTGTCCATTTTGTTGATCTGTGCGTTTGGTGGCCTTGGCAGGTCGATCCACCTAATTTTTCGAACTTCATTAGCAGCGACCATCGGATGGGCGGCGGTTGTATTTGTCGCCTTGATGCACGGCATGCTGCAAGGGGCTTTCCATGGCTGAGAGCATCACCATCAAAGTGCGCAACCGCGTCACCTTCAACACCGACGAAGGCATTCAGGCCGGCTACGTCAGCGACCTGCGGCGCGATCTTAGCAACGGCGAGCTGCACGCATGGATCGAGCTGGAAAATCATTTGCCTGGCTGCTTTCGCGCCGTCCCGGCATCGGCCATTTTGACTTCCGACCAGGTCGGCCCGCCTTCGACCATTTACACCGACACCGCCTGGACGAAATTCGAGAAAGTCACAGCCGCATCCGTGCGGACCGATGACATGGCGCAGCGCCTGGCACGCGCAGAGCGTGCATTGTTTGCCCACGGATTCATCGACCGCGGCGGCGACGAATGGGAGCCACCAGTCGATTATCGGCCGATTGAAATTGTTGACGCGGAAGAATATTTTTTCGCCCATCAGTCCGGCCTGGACGATGCACGGCGCGGCGAACACGAATTATTTCCAGACGAAAATCACCCGCTGGACGGCATTGAAGGCGACAAACCGTTTTGCCGCTTCCACTTCTATGCCGATAACGGCGATCCGTCCGTTGGCGAACCAGGGCGCGCTTACTGGGCGTTGTCTGCCGATCAAAACGGGACGGAGCTTGCGCAAATACTGGCCTCCAGCGCGTCGATTGTGACGAACTCTCTAACCGAAAGCGATATATGACCGATGTAATTAGCCCACTATTTCTGAGCGAAGCACAGGTTGATGAACTAACAGGCATTCGGCGCGGTGATACGTCAAAGGGAATCAAGCGAACAAAATTTCAGCTTCAAATTTCATTTCTTCGACTAAGTGGCATTGCGTTTATCGAAAATGCGCGTGGCAAGCCGATGATTACTCTGTCAGCGATTGAGGGTGGAAAAACAAAGTCCCCGACTAGAAAATCATGGCAGCCACAGGCAATAGGAGCATAAGACATGGGAAGAATTCCAAGTAAAAACAAAAATCTTCCACCACATATGCGCGCACGTACACAGCGAAGTGGTCGAACTTTTTATTATTACGATACTGGTGCCAAGCCACGCGTCGAAATCCCTTTGGGCGATGACTATGTACTCGCGGTTAAGAAGTGGTCAGAATTAGAATCTGAAAAAAGCACTCGATTCGCAAAACTCGTCACTTTTCGATATGTCGCTGAGCGATATATGCGCGAGATTATTCCGACCAAAGCGCCGAGAACACAACGTGATAATTTAATCGAGCTGGAATTTCTTTTTTCTTTTTTTGACGAGCCCCCCGCCCCAATTGCTGAGATAGAGCCTGTACATATTCGCCATTACATGGATTGGCGAGTAAAAAAATCAGCGGCACAGCTTCACGAAAAAAATAGGATTCGGACGGAAAAAAATTTACCACCATTGGAAATCACAGGCAAAGAAGGACAGGTACGAGCGAATAGAGAAAAGGCATTGTTTTCTCACATTTTTAATATGGCGCGAAATTGGGGATTAACGACTGCACAAAATCCCTGCGCAGGTATTACTGGTTATTCCGAAATAGGACGAGACATTTATGTTGAGGACATTGAATATAAAAAGGTATGGGAAGCAGCAGATCAGCCAACACGAGACGCGATGGATTTAGCTTATTTAACCGGCCAGCGCCCTTCTGATACATTGGGCTATGACGAAACTGATATCCGAGATGGTTTTCTTATCGTACAGCAAGGAAAAACCAGAAAGAAACTCCGTATTACTATCACAGGAGAATTGGCAATATTAATCGAACGGATATTGGCAAGAAAACGCTCATATGAAAGCAAAGTCGTTTTCACTCAACTCATAGTTAACGAACGGGGCGGTCGACTCACACTTCATGCGTTACAACAGCGCTTCGATAAGGCACGTGAGCTTGCCGGTGTAGATAAATCTACTTTTCAGTTTCGTGATTTGCGCGCCAAGGCCGGAACCGACAAAACAGACAGTAGCGGGGACATTCGTCAGGCACAAAAACAGCTTGGCCATCGCAGCTTAACGATGACTGAAACCTATGTGCGAAATCGCAAGGGCGATAAGGTAGGACCTACAAAGTAGCAACTTTTTTTGCTCCGCAAATGTTTTATGGTCCGCGTGAATGTTGAGTTTCAAGCCTGCATAATTTCGCTGTTTGCGGAGCAGAAAACGCTGAAAACCCGCATGAACATTCACTTCAGGATTGGACTCATAATCCGTTGGTGCCCAGTTCGACTCTGGGGGGGCCCACCAAGACTGATGCGGGCTGCATGATATTTCATGCAGCCCGCATTTTCTTTTGGTGGGGATTTTTTTGACCAATTCAGTCAATTGCCGACCTTAAGGACACTATTGCCAGGTGCGCGTAACCGCTCAGGAAGCGGTTACGGTGGCATGGAACATCCCTGACTGGGCATCCAGCAGCCTTGTCCGGGCCGTGGGCGCGACCGTCGCCAGCGTTGTCCAATGGCTGAATCGGCGCGCGCCCGACAATCTGGCACGCCGTTTTCTTGTGGGTCTAAAAGGTGGTATCCAGAACAAGGCCGATCCAAAGGTAGTCGCGATCAATGACGAACCGGTGCGTCTTAAGCCAGCAAAGTGAGCAATGGTCTGGCTTGTAGGCGACGGCACCGCCGCATGGCTTAGGTTACCAGGAAAAATCCAAATGAGCACCACCGCTCGCTACCCGTAGTTCATGCAAGCGCCGTATCGGGACAGCTCGCTTTTGACAATGTTTAAGACGATTTCCGACTGTTTCGCGCGCGTCTCTTCTTCGATGGCGGCCGCAAGTTCGGGCGCGATCTGCATCTGAGCCAATACCGCCAAGGCGCGCACCTTTGGATTGGGATGCGTCGATGCGACTTCGGCGAGGACCTGCAAATCGTCGTGGCCCCCGATCAGGCCGGCGATGCGGACTGCCGCGTCTGAACCCGCGAAATCGAGATAGCGGAGAATCTTCCCGTTCGCTTCGTCGACCTCGAATTGAATGTCCTGCTGGTGCTCGGTCCGTGGAATCAGATTTAACGAGATCGACATCTGGGGAGGCGGAAGCTGGATATGGATATCGTGCTTGGCACGATAGATAGCGATCTTTCCCACGGAAAGATTGAAAACTGCTGAATTATGAAGAGTGAGGCATTCGCCCAACGCGCCGACATGTGCGCTCTTATCATATTCAAATGTGAGACTTTCGTATCCCGGACCAAAATATCCGATCGTCAGGATATGAAAATTATGGTCATGGCAAATATCGTAGCGAAATCCCGGTATCCTGGTAAACACTTCTTGGCGCGGCATCCAGATATTCGCTCGCAGGAAGAAAGCTGGTTCGCTATGCAGAACGAATACTTCCGGTCCATAAGCATTGTTGAATTGAAAATTCAGATTCTGGCGCAGCTGGTCAGTCAGGAAGTCGAAAAGAAAATCCTTGTTGTTCCCGAGCTTCTTTAACAACGGCGCCGACGCCGTCAGTCCCTCGATCGTCGAGAGGTCATACCGCCCCGCGTGCAGGCGATGCAGATATTCCGCGAGCGAGATCGCCTCGCCGTCTTCAGGAGGGCAAATCT